CGTTACCCCATTCCCCAACCCCCACAAAAAATAATAATCTCAACATCAACCACTTAAAATATCTCTTTGGAATCATTAAAAGAACTGATGCAAAGTTATAGGGTAAAATTAGATACAGACAAATATTTGTTTAGTCCGTATAATTTGCAACGATGATGCAAAAATAGTATGATACTTTTTAGGTATTAAAGATGTTGTTGATGATACCTTTTGAGTATGAATAAATGCAACTATGTTGCAAAAATATGTTGTTGTTGTAAATGTCGGCTGATTTTAGTACTTGAAAATCTATACTTGTCACTGGTGACAACAATAGAATTGCTAAAAATTCCTCTGAAACTCAATGTGGGTAAGGCTTTCAGAGGATTGAAAAGCGTTTTAAAAAATGTATATTATATATATATATCGAAAATATTTTCTCAATTTTGGCTTGAAACCCATACTGGGCTTATCATATGATAGAAATAATTAATTAGCATTGGTGACAAGTTTAGCAAAATATGCAATAATTGCACGTTTGTTGAATTATTTAATATTTTGACAAGTATAGATTTGTATTATCTTTGTAATCCACAAACAAAAAGAGATAATATGTTACATGAAGAAAGTATGTTAAAAGCGAAAAAACCTTCAGCTTTATTGGTTGATATTAGGAATCAGTTTGAGAAAAAGATAGTTGCTCAGCTTGTGTTGATTTCCGCTATTCGTATGAAGATTGAAGCGATAAAACCGTTTGAGCCTATACCTGTTGATAATGGTATTTCTTGCCTTCATCGCAATCCTGATACAGGTGTTGTTACTGACCTGCAATTAGCATTGCGACAGTTGGATGTTAATTATACCGAGTTGAACATTATCCTGGAACATTTGAGTACGATTGTGTAGTTAATTCTTCCCTATTTCTGTTAAAATGACAAATGAAAGTTTATGGATATGGCATTCTGCTTATTTCTGTTTTTTACTATAATTTATTTAGCAAGTTGTTTCTTGTTAATCAATTGGATAAATGAGAATCCGGATGCTGTTGATTTTATAAGAATGGAATTGTCTGAATATGAAGATGATAAAGTTTGCCTTGTGATTCGGATTTTCCCTTACATCCCACTTTTGAATACTTACCTTGTATTGGATTACATTTTATTCAGAAATAAATTATAACTATTTATGACACACAAATTCAGTGAAGCGTTTGTAAATTATGTTGGACAGTTTTTGTATGCTGATTCTAAAGAAGGATGGTGTATGGAAATGTTAAATAGGTTTTCAGGCGAAGTCTTTGAGGACGATTCGTTGATTGAGGATTTAAGAGGGTTGGAGAGACGTCAGATACCCATCTCACCCGATGCCGCATTTATGAAACCGTTAACTACAAATTTACAAAGAGTAGACGTACGGCCAAGTTCTTGGGGTATAGGTAGTGTTAGTTACGAAAAAGTTTACAAGCAGTTGCATATAAACAACATCCGCACAAAATACAAACAGTTTATCAAAAAGTAACCTATGGAAATGCAAATAACTTTTCAGTTACCGAATGGGTATAAGCATATTATTGAGCATTGGAATGTAATTGCGCTTCCGAATATTGGCGATGAAGTTGTTTTGAGTATTGATAGTAAAGATTGCGTTTATAAGGTTTCTTCTAGGCATTGGAGAGGTGATAAGCCAGAAAGGGTAACAATTAAGGTAAAGTAATATGGAGATATACAACAACTTTTCACCTTTAGACAAGAGGTTTATGGGGCGTAATTACTCTGTTATGTTCGGATTGTTTTGCGTTCATGTTGGGCATTATATAGGGTGGTTGCGATTGTTTGGCTATGGTATTGCGTGGAAGAATACTGAGTATCATCCATATCTGTTCTCTGAGAGGTTTGGTTATACAAAGACATTGAAGATTGGTGATTGGAGTTTTAAAATTTTAAAAAAGAAGTGATGAGAGTATTTATTGGGATTGATGTTGGCAAACAAGGTGGGATTGTTTTGATTAAGGATAATGGTGTTATCGAGACTTTTAAAACGCCATTGGTAGCCAACGAAATTGATTTGAATGAGATTATGTCGATGATTGGATCATATAGTGATGTGATTGTAGGCATTGAGAATGTGGCAAACATATTTGGTTCATCTAGTAAGAGTAACTTCCAATTTGGCAGGGCTTTAGGGTTAATAGAAGGGCTTATTACAGGCATTGGGCTTCCATTTGTTAAGGTGCATTCTAAGGTGTGGCAAAAACTAGCTTTTGAGGGTATTCCCGTTGTTTATAAACCAGGTAAAGTTAAAGTTAATAAGAAAACGGGCGTATCAGAGGAAACAAAGAAAGTTGATACTAAGGCTATGGCTTTACTCGCTGCTAAGAGACTGTATCCTAAAGTTAATTTATTGGCTACTGAGCGTTCTAAAATCCCACATGATGGCATTGTTGATAGTTTGCTTATTGCGCATTACTTAAAACAAACTAATAAATAATGGGTAGACGTCCTGTTACACCTCGAACATTTAATCCAGCTAAGATGGGGAGTAATCCTTTTCTGAGGGATTATACTTTGAAAGTGATGGAAATGAATGTGAGTAAGGAGTTAAGTTCTGTTAAAAGAAGCGAAGGGATTATTACGGATATAACTGCCACGGGGAATATCAATAACAGGTATTACATCGAGACTACGCCGTATGCCAGGTTGTATAAGGTACCGGCGCATCTGAAAGAGTTGGTTCAGTGTACAGGCGCTACGTTGAAGTTGCTGATATGGATAATGATTAAAGTCGAAGTTGGCAGCGATTATATCGTGGTTGATATTGAAGATTTTAAGAGACGTGCTTCTTGTAGCCATAGTAGTTATTGCAGAGCGGTTGCGGAATTAACGGGGTTGTATTTCATTATGAGGCAGAAACAGCCGAATGTCTTTTGGATTAATCCTTCTTACTTCTTTTCCGGCAATGCAATTACTAAGTATGCTGATAATATGCAGGTGGTAGCGGTCAATGTAGAGGATTTGAAGAAGAAATATACTGATGAATTAAAATAGGGGGTATGATTGAACTACCGATATTTTGGCAAGGAGAAACGTTAAATCAGTTGGAAGATTTAGGCGTTGAAATAGAACGTGATTTAACTGATACTGAGTGTCGTACAGTAGCTTTTTTTAAAGTAGATAATGTACAGACCTATGAAGAAGATGGAATCGAATACAGTATCGTTAATTCAGGCGGAAAGGAATTTATCTGTAAGTATAACTATGAGACAACCAAGGATTTAGTGATTAAAAATTTAAAATAGCAAACAATGATTAAACTATCAGCAATTGGACATCTAGGTAAAGATGCAACTACAAACACAGTAAATAGTAAGACGGTGATTAATTTCTCACTTGCTCATTCAGAGAAGTACAAAAACGCACAAGGCGAACAGGTTGATAAATCTATATGGGTAGAATGCGCTTATTGGCAAGATAAAACAAGTATTGTTCCGTATTTGAAAAAAGGCACGTTGGTATATGTTGAAGGTCAACCCGAAGCTCAGAGTTATCAAAAGAATGATGGTAGTACTGGAGTAAAATTAGTATGCCGTGTTTCTAATGTTCAGTTGTTAGGCAGTAAGGATAGTGATAGTGGTAATGCTAGTGCGCCACAACAAGCGAGTGAACCTTCTAAATTGATAGATGATACTCCTTTTTGATATTAAATCGGATTATTATGAAAAGTAACATTATCTCCGCAATCCACCATTTACGAATGGCAAAAGAACACTTTCAGGACTTGCAACGTGAAATGCCTGATAGCCTTGGAGAAAAGATGGGTAAGAAGTATGAAAGTAAAGTCGATTGGATTTATACTGATTTTATTACTAACCATTTGTTTCCAAAAGAAGTTAGAGAAGGTTGTCGTAACGAATGGGAAAGCGATGTGTTTGCTGTACCGGCTATCACGGATAAGATTGCTTTGTTAGATCCAAACTTTAGGGATTTATTAGAAAGTGTTATTGATGCTAAGTTGGCAGGTGAGGAAATAAGCATTATTGATAAACCATTAAAAAAAGAATATGAAACAGTTGAACAGCATTAAGCAGTTTACAGTAAAGTTATTCCGAAAGGTATTTAAGCCTAAAGAAAAGGTTGAAGAAACTTTTTACAGACTGAAACAGGATAGCGGCCAATCTTGCTATGAGTTAAACCTGCACACTAAGGTATTGAAGTTTGCGAGTTTTGAAAGTTTTAAAGTTGATGGCATAGTAAAGAAGCGGTTAAAGGTGAATGCTAATTGTATTTATTGTATTGCTATCAATGAGAAAAACGCTATCCGTAAATTCAGGCAACAGGTATCAGCAATGTTAAACAACAAAAAACAATAATTATGAGTGATTTTTTTTACAAGCCTTTGCACGAAAAGGTATTAGTACTTCCTAAAGAAAGGGATACAAAAACAAGTGGCGGCATTATTAAAGTTGCTGACGATGCCAACATCCCGGATTATGGGGTGGTAGTAGCTGTGTCTGATTTAGTAGACTACATAAAGTTGGGGGATACTGTTATGTATGAGCACGGTGCGGGCAAGCCCATTGTGCTGCAAGATAAAAAGTATGTGTTGTTAGATTGCAGTCAACATGGAAGTGTATTAGGGATAGTTTAATACCCCAACTCACTAAGTTTAATCATTGGTTTTTTATTATAAGTCAGATTGATAGCATTAAGTATCAGTCTGGCTTTTGTCATTATACGCTTAGGCAACTCTGACCCTTCTGCAAACGCATCATTCTTTTCGGCAGCATCTTCCCATTCGTACGCTTTCTTGAAGGTGTTCAGGTGGCGGGTGTATGCAACACGCTCGATGCCGATGTGCTTTCTGATTTCGTTGTCGGTAAAACCATTCATGTGCGCCACACCTGCAAAAACGACCATGCCGATTGTCGTCTCGGTGTTGGTGCTGCCAGAGGCGTTTACCACATTCCATTGCCTGCCAGGTGCTTTGTCCCACAAGAATTGCGGGCGTGTCAGTTCTTCAAGTTGCTGTAGTGTCATTTGCTTTTATTATGTTTTTGTAATGGTGACAATCCTTCTTCACGCAAAGCCCTCAACGTAAGATGTTCCTCCACCCCGAACGTCCTGAAAAGTTTGCCCCAATCGTATGTGTAGACCAAGGCATCGCCTACTTTATGTGAACCCACTTGGAAACGGAGGCAAAAAGTCGGTTGCGTATCAAGCAAAAACCTCCTTATCTCGTCCAAATTAAACGACTTACGGTGGATACAAATAGTATTTGAGGCAAAATTAACCCTCATTGTTGTTATGTTTCAGCAAATTTACAAGTATATGTTTGTATTTGGGTTAATTTTACAAATATTTCGTTTGTAAGCTGCCACTTTTGTGCTATGGTTACTACGAACTCGATATTTGTTACGGTAGATAAGGCATTAAATGATGAAATTGTTACCAATGGTGGCATAAAGTTTTATATAGACCCAACATATAACCCTGAGTGGAACGTATCTGTAACGGGGAAAGTAGCGGCTATACCGAAATACATAAAAGGCTCAAACTCAGCCAAGTTGGCAAGATTGAAAGAGGGAGATGAAGTCGCATTTGATTACTCGGTAATCAGCGAAATGAAGTTTAATGAAAACCCTGAACTATACCAAGAAACTTTAGATGTACCGGGAAGTTTAAAAAGATTTGAGAACTCTAAAGGTAAAATGATTTCAATATTTTGCTATGATGGGGCTATTTCTAAAAGATGGGGTTGCTCGCTATACGATAAAAATAGCCGTACTATAATTGATGGAAGGGACAATATCAACGAATCAGAGAAAGACAGATGGCTTGCACAATTTCACTTTGGTGGCGTGCAGGATTTTAGATTTAAGAACTTACTAGAAATAGAAAGTAAAAAATCAGGTACCGAAATACAAACCGATGATTATTGGAATGTTAGTATGGATAATATTCTTGCTATTAAAAAAGGTGATGACGTAGTATCTGTTTCTAACTATGTTATTGCTACTCCTTTAATGGTAGATGCTACTTCATCTTATAACTTTCAGAATGGCGTTATGCTGCCTCCAATGAGTGTATGCTTTGAATTAACAGACAGGGCTGAGGTTGCATCCGATTATCCTGAACTGGGATTAAAAAAAGGCGATATAGCTTCTACTGAAGAAATGTATATATGCAGATATGATTTGTGGGGTAAAAAGTATTTCCTAATCAATAAAAACAGGATACTAGGCACATGGCACAAATAAACGAGATACATGATTTTATTCACCTTATCGAAAGAAAGGAACGGGGCGGGTTCACATCCGATGCCGAGATAGATATGTACCTCGACAGGGCGCAAATGGAGTGCTTTACGGAGTACTTTAAGCAATACGGGAATACGCAGATTGTACATGATGCACTTACTATCTTCAAGGTGACATGGGCGTTTAGCTATGTAGACTGCCCCAATGGCTTGTTGAACTACCCAGACGGGTACACACACCTTTTAGGGTTATCAGTTATAGGCTACGACAATGCCACATCGGCACAGACTTTCAATGAGGTAAGGTACATGAATGAAAATCAGTTGGCTAATGCTGTAAAAAGCGCATTACGCAAACCAACTGTTACTGCCCCTATTGGAGTCGATAAAGGTTCAAGCGATGCCAATGGTAACTATGAGATTTACACTCAGATATACCCGAAAGTGCCGTATGCGGGCGAGATGATTTATCTAAGGAGACCTGCAAAGCCTAAGTATGGCTTTACGCAAAGCGGAAGAACGATTACTTATGATCCAACAACAAGTGTTCAGTTAGAATGGACGAATACTTATGTGTCGAAGATTATTGGCAGGGCGATGATGTACTTAGGATTGAATATGGATGAAAAGGATTTTATCGAATTTGGTGCAATGGAAGCAAATAAAATACAGTAATGCCTACAAGTAAAAGGAAATTAGCGGAACAAGTGCTTTATCGTCTTTACGGCGGTGTGAATACATCATCTTCACCTGTACAGATTGAGGATGTGTATGAAGCGATTAATCAGAAGATAAATGCTTTGATTAAGGCGGAAGTGTTTTCTGTTACTCTGGCTAGTGGCGATACAATACCGGAAGGGTTAATGACCGCTACTTACGAAAATATTCCTGTTGTACCGTATGGTAAAAGAAGCAAAGCTATTTTACCTGCCATGCCTGTAAGATTACCTCGTAATATGGGTGTGTTTGAGATATGGAATGATACAATTTCTGATGGGTTTGACACAGAAATGCCTGTTAATTACTTGCTTACTGAAGATAGAATTGATATTACAACAGAAGATGGGAAAATTATAACAACATAAAATTAAAAGATGAAAAAAGGGTTATTTGTTTTGATGGCTTTATGCCTAAGTTTTTATGGTAAATCGCAGATTGCTATTTCTGCTTTACCAACTTATACCGGCAGTGTTAATGGGGGCTATGTACCTATTGTAATTGGAGGTGTTACTAAAAAAGTAGATGGTAGTAAACTAGGTCAGGTTACTGATTCTTTAAGAATACCATATTTAAGTAAAAATAATGTTTTTACAGGAGTAAATACTTTTCCGGCAATAGTTTTAGCAAGCGGTGGTAGTGATACAGTTGCAACTAAATCGTACGCTAGAAGTATAACAGAAGGTAAATTAATAGATAGTACTAGGATACCATACCTTACAAAAAACAACGCTTTTACGGGTAATAATACATTTCCCAATATAAACGTAAGTAACAATAACGATGCAAGTGGGTTATCAATAAATGGAGATATTACTACAATAGGAGATATTAACAATAATGATGCAGGAACTACCCTATCAATAGACGGGCATTATAATACATTGACAATAAATGGTCTTTGGGGGTTTACTAGCGGGCAATCAGTATCATCAATATCTACCGATACCGCAATGACAAGTAATTCAAATGCAATATTACCTACTCAAAAAGCAGTAAAGTCGTATGTTTTGAATCATCAGGGAAGTGGTGGCGGAAGTGGTTACCAAACTACTGCGAATTTGTCTAATGACGGCACAATGGCTGCAAATTCAGTAACTTTGTATCCTTCCCAGCAAGCTACCAAAACCTATGCAGATGGGTTAGTAGTAGGTTTATTAAATGATAGAGGTAATTATAATGCTAGTGGCAATGTTTACCCGTCAACTGGCGGAAGTGGTACGTCAGGCGCAATTAAAAAGGGGGATTTATGGTATATAAGTACAGCAGGTACTTTAGGGGGCGTATCGGTAGTTGTAGGTTCTTCTATTAGAGCTTTAACAGATGCGCCGGGGCAAACTTCAGCTAATTGGAATGTATTGAATGTTGGATTAGGATATACGCCCGAAAATTCAGCTAATAAATCAAATTTATTAGCAAGTGATAGTTCTAGCACAGTTAAATATCCAACAGTTCAATCAGTAGGAAGATATGCACAAGCGTTAAGTAATTTATCGAATAATCTAACTACTGATAGTGCATCCACGACAAAGTACCCTAGTGTACAAGCTATTACAAGATTTGTAAAAGCGAATAGTGGAGTAATTCCTTTAGTCTCTTACCAATTATCTGTTACAGGTACTAATTATTCAAATTCTAATCTAATCCCTACAAATTTTACTCAGATATACGGTAGTGGTAATTCAGTAAAATTGCCTAATAACCCACCAAGTGGTACACAGATATATATAGCTTCTGCGATAGATTGTAATATATATTCTTTTGATAATTCAACTAATATTATTTATGGGACGTATCAAAGTCAACAATCATTAAAAAGTGGCAATTATTATCTTTTTACTTTTATAGATAATGATTTTGGTTGGAAAATGCAACTTATTGATGATAATACAATTCAATTAAACGCAAATTTATCGAATAATATAATAGCAGATAGTGCGAGTACTACCAAATATCCTAGTGTAAATGCAGTAAAGAATTATGTCCAAGCAAATTCTTCGTCATTACCATATACAGAGTATGCTTGTTTAATAACGCAAGTTAGTACGTCAGCCCCCGTATTAACAGTATTGAATAATAATACAGGCGGCACTTTTACAGCAACAAGGCTATCTTCTGGCTTATACAGTATAACATTTAGCGGTATATCCACTAGCACATCTAAAATGTTACCGATTATATCTTGCAATAATGCGTCAGGATTAATTGTGAGTGCATATAGTTATACATCAACAATAGTTCGTATTAAGTCTTTAAATTTAAGCGGAATTCCTTCAGACGACACGTTAACCAATACTCCTTTTTTCTTGCGCATTTACCCTTAATAAATAAAAACAATGAGTTCACCACTATTTATACCACTACAAGGAGGGCAAATAAACCTGATAGAAGGACAAAAAGTCTTGTCTAGTCTGTTAGGTCATATCGGTTATGAAGTAAGGGGTAGTGAGGTTGTATTCAACACAGATATTACGATTGATGGCATTAATACAGTCAATATGCGATTGGTAATTTCTGATATTGGTCAATATGGCGAGTACGATACATTACCGATAAGCTCAGATATGGAAATGCAGGTGGTTGAGGATTTGATTAAGCAGTTTGCGCCTTCACCGGAAGCGGACAAAGCGAGCGATAATTTTTCTAACGGGCAAAAACAAGGAGGTAACTAATGACATATACAACCCTTGACAGTATTGTAAGAAAGTTTCTGATAGACAATGGTTATCCGATTCATTGGTATATGCAGACGTTGTCTAATTCCGTTGAGATTTTGCGTGAGTTGAATTTCGATGTGCTTAAAAACGTGAACACCACCACACTTACAATCAATAGCTATCACGCCGCAGACTTACCCGATGATTATGTAGACTTCACAAAAGTTGGCGTTATGGTTGGACAGTTTGTTCGTCCGTTGGTTCAGAGGGAAAGCATCAACCGGATGCGTAATGTAGTTAATAACGAGTATGTAGATTTTCCTAGCGGCAACAGCGGTGAAGGGGTTTATTACCCTAACGGCAGTCCGGGCTTTGGCTTTTATTGGGGAACGAATATTTGGGATACTTGGGGCGAAAATACAGGTAGGCAGTATGGTATAGGTGCAGGCGACCAAACAGATACTTACAAAGTAATACCCGAAAGAAATCAGATACAATTCAATCAAAACTTCAAAGTTGGTTCGCAGGTCGTATTGGAGTATATCAGTGATGGAACGAGTTGCGATACGGCCACTATGGTCGACCCGTATGCACAGGCTTGTATCAAGGCTTATTGCTTATGGAAAATGGCAGAACAGAACAGAACTAAATCACTAGTCGAAAGACAGATGCTTAAAAGCGAGTACGACTTACAATACAGGCGTTTAAGAGCAAGAAAAAGCGGTTTGACTGTTGATGATATTAAACGAATTTTTGAAAAATCTTACACTTCATCACCTAAGTAATGATAAATCAGAAGAAGATATTTACGGGCGGAATGGACAGCGACACAGACCCACGATTCATAGGCGAACACGACTATCTGAATATGGAGAACTGCCGTGTTGGTGTAAGTGCGAACGGTAAAACTACCCGTATTGAAAATATGCCTGGAACCATACAGATTACAAATACCAATCTGCCCACAACAGGAAGTAACACCTGCATTGGAACGGCAGTTGATGAAGAAAGAAGAAGGTTAGTATATTTTATCTATAACAGTGCAGGCTACAACCGTATTTTCTTGTACGACACGATTGCCGCCACGGTTTCGGTCTTGTTGAAAGAAAGCGATGTAACAGGGGGTTTAGGCTTTCAGCTATCTAATTGTATCGACAGAAATGCAAAAATTATTGACAATCTTCTTTATTGGACTGATAATGCAGGTGATGTTTGGAGTATTAATATACAGGCGGCGTTAAATATGCAAGCAGGTACAGGTACACCAATTTATTCTTCGCCTATTAATGCTGACCTATTAAAGGTAATTAAAAAAGCCCCAGCATACCCACCTGCAATACTAAAGTCATACGATAGCGGCTTTGTAGGCAATTTTATTTACAACGAAGGGTTTAAGTTTTGTTGGAGGTTTACATATATAGATAACGAAGTATCGGTACTAAGCCCTTACAGTTTGTTGGCACCAATGAACAGCGCAAATGACAACTTCAATAATATCGCTGTAACACTGCCTACTACTCAAACGATATGGCAGACAGTTCAGACAGTTGATTTGGTTGTTATTTACTCTAGCAGTAATGTTTACTACATTATTAAGACTTGGGATAAAGCTATTGCTGCTGATGCTACGGCTATTGCCAATCATAATAGCGGAACACCATTAACTTATGCTTTCTATAACAATCAGATAGGTGAGGCTTTAGATAGTGCATACGCATCGAAATACTTCGAAGTAATACCAAACAATGCTAAGACATTAGAACTAGCTAGAAACAGGGCTTTTTTAGGCAATGGCACTTATGGGTATAATACGCCGAAGCAAACATCGTTAAGTTTAAGTTTAAGTAATGTAAGCCTAGTTAACCTATCAAGTGTTCCTGTAACAAGAATACATACTGCTGTTAAAAATGCTGGTGGTACACAATACACGATATTTTTTGATGTTTTACATATTGTAAACGATACTGTTGGGGGGATGCCTACCGGATATTATGCTTTTACATATCAATCGCATAATTGGGCTTATATTATTTCAGAAACCTCTGGATTAGATAGTAGAGGTGTGCCTATTGTTGGAGACCAGAATTTTATAGATTTTGTTTATGCCGGATCAGACATTCAGAGTATTCCGGGTACTTACTTGCAGATTTATACAGATAGTACATGGTATGTTGATACAACTTATTCTATCACAACTAATGATAAAACCCCTATTACATTACAAGGCGTCCCTGCTTTTTATAATAACAAAACATTATTTGCACATAACGAATCAACTTATGACGCATCTGTAACCTTTTATGATAAATATCAAAGAAAATGCGGGAATAGCCCAATAAAAAGCATATATGTGCCTGATGCAATATATAGTTATCCGTTTACTAATTTGTATGCGCAAGTTAATTGGTCATTAAGTAATACAAATGCTTTATCTGAGATACCGAATTGGGCATACTATTACTCTGTTAATGTATCTAAAAACCTAACTAAATCATTCTTTTTTCAAGGGTATTCTAGGAGGCAAGTATTTTATTCAGTAGATGCAACAACTGGTGCTTATGTTTTTAATACTACTGATATAAAAGGCGTTACCTATGGGACAGACAAAAAAGGAATTGCTTTTGATATATCTGATATGATTAGCTTTGGTATAGGATATACTTTTAATGAAGGTGATTTATTAAAATACGGGACGTCTTATACTGGCAGTATCACTTCTTGGAGTGGAGATAACCCTCTTAGGGTTGTGGGGCAAAGCGGTAATTGGGTTTTATGTGAATTAAGAAATATCTATTTAGGTACAACTGGCTCTCCTGTCACCTATGACCTTAAAATGTTTGAGATTTATACTCCTTATAAGGCAAGTGCGAATGAACCTATTTACGAAGAAGCTAATATTTACCCTATAACAAATGCAGACACAGATACTAGGGTATATAGCACATTATCCGGCAAATTACAGGGGGATACATACATTATAAATAGGATTGGTAATATATCAACTGCCATTTCGACTGGATTAACATATTTTGCTTTTCAATTCCCTTTTAAAGCAATGTCACCCGTAGATTCTTATTGGCAACATTGGTACACAGATGCAGGTCGTTCAAATTACATTGATAAAATTGGTCAAAAATATTTACCAAACCGAATATCCTTCTCTAATACTTATCTAGCAGGAACGCTTACAAACGGGCTTTCTTCTTTTGATGCTTTGAATGTGGCAGATACCTATATCGAAGATGGCGCAATACAAAAGTTGCAACTAGCAAATAAGCAGAAGCAGGAGGATGGTGCCGTATTACTAGCGATATGTTTAGGGGGTACTATCAGTATTTACCTTGGCGAAACACAACTTGTCAGCCAAACGGGTAATGCCTTCTTAGGTCAATCAAACGGTGTGATAGGTACAATGAACGACTTGAAAGGAAGTTTCGGTACAGAAAACCCTGAAAGCGTGTTCACATACCTTGGTGAAGTCTATTGGGTAGATAACTACAATGGGGTGATGGTTCAGTATAGCACTAACGGTTTATTCCCCATTAGTAGCTATAAAATGGCATCATATTTCTTAAAGGCTTTAAAAGAGTATTTGAATACCGGAACCCGAATAGCCGCAGCGTTTGATCCAACTAATAAAGAAGCATTATTTGTTATGCCTGCAATAGATGATGTAAGCATAAATTTACCTAGTTATTCAGGCGATGTTCCAGATGGGGCGACAACTATACAAAATAGGTTTAGTCCTTTTGATGGAAATAATAAAACGTTAGCGTTCAGACCTGCTGAAAATAAATGGAGTAGCGCTTATGAGTTTGCGCCGGAATGGATGGAATCAGTTGATGTTACACTATACGGTTTCCAAAACGGGCAACTATGGAAACACAATGCCGATACAAGCAATTACAACAAGTTCTATGGTGTTAACAAGGCTCAGAGAATAATGTTCGCTGTAAACGATAATCCGTTTGATATAAAGGATATGCTTACAATAGCAATAGAGGGTAAGCAATCACCTTCTTACGCATTTATATACACGACATATCCTAACGAACAAATAACCGATTTGATTGGCTCGGATTTCGTTTTAAAAGAAGGCATTTACTACGCAAGTATTCTTCGTGATAGGTTAAGCCCTAATGCCGGTAGCAGTAACCCCGATGTATGTTTATTGCAAGGAGACCCAATTAAATCTGCAACACCGTTCATTTGGGTTGAATTTCAAGTATTTGATAAAATGCTAGAAGTAAACTTTGTAGATGCAGGATATGCTGTAAGTAGAGGACACAATACTATTTTAAAAAAGTAAAACATAGGTTATGGCAGGAATAGGCGGATTATTAGGAGGTGTTGCAGGATTTGCACTAGGCGGACCGCTTGGGGCATCACTTGGCGCAGGGTTAGGTAGCGGGATTGAACAAATTTCCGATTCTAATAAAATAAACCCACAGTATCACCCTTATCAGATTAGCGATTACGCAAAACAACGTTTAGGATTAGCGCAGCAGTTATACAATGGTCGTATGGCAGGTGCAGCTAATCAAGAACAAAATATTGCCAACAACCAGGCTAATACAATGGCACAGGCTGCTAGAGGTGCTAGTAATGGTGCGCAGTTGCTTTCATTAGGCGGTGCAGCACAAGGTCAATCAAATAAGGCTTATGCTGATTTAGGTGTTCAAGAAGCTCAGAATAAAATGCAACAAGCTCAGAACCTTAATGGTGCCTTAGATAATATGTCGCAAGAGGAGTATAAGGTATATCAAGACCAACTCAATCAATATCAACTACAGCAACAACAAAAAGCAGGATTGACCAGCGCAGGTTTAACCAATGGCATCAACGCTTTACAAGGGCTTTATAGTGCGAATAAAATGGGTGATTTTAGGGGAAGTACACTTGGCGGATTACTTGGCGGTGGAAAATATAGAAAAGCAATTGCTTATGATGGAGGACAAGACCCTACATATACAGGTGATTATTAAAAACTTAATTAATTATGGCAGCTTTCGGTAGTAATAATGCGGATATGGCGGTTGTGCTTCCTAGTTATGGGATGTCACCCGCACAGGCGGATATGTTTCAGGCGCAAATGGCAGCAAAACAGCCAAAAGTAAAGCCGTATCAAACACCTGCTATACCATTAACGCCTAATAAGTACAATGATAATACCGTTCAAAATATCTATAATGATTACCTAGCTAAAAAAGCAAAGGAGTATCAAGATTGGGCTGTAACCAACAGGGCATCTGAGGCAGATTTGAAGAACCATATTTTGGCAGATAATGATTTTAAAGACAGAGTTTCAAATTTCGATAATTTAGATAAAATGTATTCTGCTTTACCTACTCAGTCTAAAGTATTGCAGCAAACTTATGGTACTGATAACAATCTACCATTTTTGAATAAAGCTATTGAGAACTTTCATAACACATTTTTTGATAAAGATGCAACAGGTAAACCTATTGCACCTAAACCTTCATCTCAGGTAGACCCTACAACATTTAATCCATTTAATGGAACTGAGACAGACGATTTCCTTCAAAATAGCTTTAATAATAGAAATAAAGCAATTGATGCCCACTTAAAATCATTGCCAGCTTCAGACATTACAAAAGATTACGAGGTTAGGGATAAAGCTGGTAATGTAACAAAGAAAAATTTCAATGCTAAGACCAATGCGTTTATGAATGTGAATTATGATGAAAATGGCAGACCTATGGGATTAGCCGTTCCATCATCACAAGTTGAGTTGCCTAATGCGCAAGATGTAGCACCCGTTGATAATACTCAGTCAAATAGTCCTTTAAGCAGCAATTTCTTAGCAAATAATTTGCAGTATCAGCAAATACCTCAAAAGCAGACTTTACAAGTTGTGCCTCCTGAGTTACATCAAACTATTGCAACAGACCCTAAAATGAGATTTGATTTGCTTCAACTAGCTAAAGAAAAGCAAGCTGAACTGCAAAAGCAATATCCAACAGCAGACCCATCTTTATTGCATGCAAATGTTTTACATGATTACATTTCAGGTAATAATAAAATGGATGATAATGGCCAGATAACATCAAACGGATTGATGTCTACAATGTATAAGACAAATGATGCGCAAAAAGCACCAATTACTAAAAATAATTTCACTATTAATCTAGGGGAAGGCGGTAAAAATCCTCAACCTTTTGCTAGTCCTAATAGCCTGACTAATCTTTTGACACATCCTACTTATGCGGTAACGAATAAGGATAAAGAAGATCCTAACAACTCTTCAATACAACAGGCATTTAATCACTTCGCTGTAATGAATGCTGCTTCAAAAGATAAAGGCGAAGCACTAATCCCTGTACCATTAATTGTAAATACAAGGGATTTATCCCCTAAAACAAACAGTCTTATTTCTAAAAGTATAGATAAGTTTAACGACTTAACCATGCACGATAGAAAGCCAGAGGATAACGAGCTAATTGCCAAGGTTAAAAGTGGAGATACAAATGCAGCCGCAGATCTTTATGCGCAATTAATGACTAGGCACAACAAAGCAAATGGTATTGATGAAGTGTTTACTGCAAATGATGTGAAAGAAGCGGTACCTGTTCTTAGAACATTTAATGCACCTAAAACTGACGAGAAAGGTGAGATTATTTATGACCCTTCAACTAAAAAGCCTATTACAGTTCAGAAAACAGCATTCTTACTTCCAGGTTCTAATGAGTTTAGAAATGCTGCTCAGGATAGGATTAACGATGTTCAAAGCGAAAAGGATAATCAGTTGATGCACACTTTGAATGCTGATATTGTTAAGCCAAGGGTAGTTAAGCCAGTTTCAGCACCCGTACAAAAACAAGCATTAGCACAACCAAAAGTTACACTTAAAAAAGGAATACTAGACTAATGGCAGAAGATACTAACATACCACAAGAGGCTGTACAAGATGCACCTCAACCTATTGATAATCTAGGTAAGTTATACAGTGTAGTTCATGAAGCAGGTTTATTTACTAAGCCTATTAATGAATTTAGGCAGAAGTATAGTGAACCTAGTTCTATTGACAAGTTGTATAATGTTGTAAATGAAGCAGGTTATTTTACTAAGTCAAAGGATGATTTTTATCAAAAATACTATCCTGACTTAAAAAAAAAAGACGTTTCGCAACCTTCTTCAGTTGGTGGCGGTCAAAGTTCCCAATTACCATTACCTGCACAATTACCTTCGGGCGTTCCTCAAACTCCTGATGAAGTATTAAAAGCAGGGCTTAGTGGGAATGGGGTACAACCTGTAAATGCGCCACAAGCGGTAGAACAGGCAGCGCAACAACAACCTTTAATTAAACCCGTTGTAAACAATGGACAACACTTCCTTCAAGGGATAGGTCAAGCTATTACTCAGCCTGTAAACCCTAATGCGCACGGAGTTAAACCCGCTAAAAGTGAAGCCCCTAGTATAGAGGATGCTATAAATAATACCGTTGAGAATAATATCAGGCAAAGACGTGGTGTTTATGACAGTACACTTCCTGCTATTACCAAGGACGAAATAAATAAGGAAAAAGAAACGGTTATAAATGCCTATAAAAACGGTGATTTAGTCCCTCAGAAAGAAGGGGATAGGTCAGTATTAAAAAGAACGGGTACTGTTGCAGAAAACTTTTTAAACGGGCTTAATCAGGCATACCTTAATAATCAAAAAGCAGCTTTGTTGACCAATGCTTCCAAAGAAGATGCGATAGACTTTTTAAATAGGGATGCTAAGGGACAAGTTAAGGCTTTTGAGTTAGGGGAAAACGATAAGGTTGCGCCTAATGGAATGGCTGATGAAGCTGCAAAATATGTAGGTGAACAAGCAAATGCTTTATTAAAAGGAACTATTGGTGCAATGGCAGGTGCGGCTACTCCATTTACAGGTGGTGGCAGTTTTGGTATGTTTGCATCCACGGCTAATGAAATGGCTAACCAAGGGTATGCAGATGCACTTGCAAAGAACTATTATGCTATAAAACAGCAACATCCTGAGCTAGATGATAGTGATGCGTATGACCAAGCTAAAAAATCGGCATTAGTTGGTGCCGCTATCAACTTAGGTACAAGTGCTTTGTTGTCACACGAAGTTGCCCCAAAAATACCAACCCCAACAGTAGAAGTTAATGGCGTAATTGATGGGATAAAACAATCTTTGACACACGCTGTAACATCTTCACCAAAAGTGATAGGTTCTTTTGCAGGTGGTTCTGTATTGAACGATTTAACTTCAAAAGTAGTAGGTAACGATGTATCTACAAAAGAGATATTAGATAATGCAGGTGAGGCTGCCAAAAATGGTGCTGTAATGCACTTTGGTATGTGGGCTTTAACTGAACCTGCTAAAATACCTTCATATATAAGACCTCAGATTGAAAACGTTGTTGCTTCTGCACCAAGGGAAGAAGTTAAGAAAGTGTATCAAGATGCGGAAGATGCAGGTCAGTTACCACAAGGTACTACTGATAATGTTATAAATACACTAACAGCATTCGATAAACAGAAAGCGATACTTGCACCATTTGCTATTTCAGAGGAAAAGAAAGCGGCTATTGCAGGAAAGTTAGTGCAGAAAGAAGCGTTGAAAACTCAATTAAAAGAATTATCTAGTCACGAAAATGCGTTCCCTGATAAAATACAAGAAATCAAGCAACAGATTGAAGGTATAGATAGCGATATAGCAGAAATGTATAAGGCTAAAGATGTGTTCTCTAAAGAGAAAGATAGCCTTACAGGTGACAGCCCAAAAACAGACATTTCTTCACCTCAAAATAGCGACAATGGCGAAATCAACGAAGCCGATGCCAAAACCCAAGCCGAAGAAGGGCAGCAAGGGGTATTAAGCGATCAGGCGCAAACGGGCAATGAAGGATTAAAAGATACATTAGGTAAAAATGTTAAGGCTAATTCATTGCCAATAGATATATATAATGCAGTTGATAATGAAATTATATCTCACGACAAAATTGTAGGTGGTAGTGATGGGATTGAAATTAAGGTTAATAAAATTAACTATGATGAAAATGAGATACCTCGTTATATTGAAGGGGTAGTAACGTTTAGATTTAAAGGTGACAAATTTGATACAGCGAAAAAAGTAGTAATTCCTATTGATGAATCTAAATTAACAAGTGAAGTATCTGTACCTAAAGAAGAAGTATCTGCACCTGTTTTGGAAGAAACTACTATTGAAAAACAACCTCCTTCTGAGCCTGTACAAGAGGAACAACCTGTTGAAAAGAAGTTCACCGAAAGTGAGGATATTAACAGGATATATAATGAGTTGAAGGATAATTACGGAGAAAAAGATGGTGCAAAATATTATCAAGCAGCAATAAGATTAGTAAATCCTAATGAAAATACTATTGTAGATATACACAGAGGCGGCGTAGTCGTAAAAGAAGGAGATAGGTATATACTAAAACCTTTCTATGATACTGATGGCAGTTCTAAGAATATAAAAATACTAAAAAATGGTAATGATGTTACGGATATATATGGTAAAAAAGAAGAACAGCCGCAAGTAAGCACCAAGTCGGCACCAAGTGAGGATGGCAATACCAATGACATAACCACAGTTAGGCATCTAGCAGATTTAGAAGCAGAACAACGACAAGGGTTATTATCAGGTGCCGTATTCTCTTCTTTAGAAAAGGGCGATAAATTTAAAGTAGGCGGAGTTGAATATACTGTTGAAGGCAAAACAAAGCCTACTACAAAATCTTATGTAGACAAAAACGGCAAAACAGTTGAATATAAGAGTTCGTCTATAAAGATTAAAGGTACAGATGGCAAGCCTATTACAGCAGAGTTTAGAGAATACGAAAACGGTTCCGGAAGTTGGATGGGTAGAGGTCAGACAAGAGACTCAGATAGATGGGGGCAATTAAGCAGAAATATTGAAGGGGATATATCTGTCGACCTTTTAAATGAAAATAATCCATTCCACGATAAGTCTGATAGTTTTAAGTTAGCGCAAAAGAATATTGACAAGATAAACGAATTGACTAATAAGGAACAACCACAAGAAGAGCCAAAATCTGAAACTAAAGCGCAAATAGGGAAAAATGTTGAGGTCAAGCATTTAGATGCTACATACCGAATAGCCTCATTACGAGATACAGACCCCATGTATAAACAAGGTTTTAGGTACGAGGTAACAATATATTACCCCGAATCTTTGGGGGAAAATGGGAATTATTCAGATGGAAACTTATATAAAGAAGTCCCTACTGAGCAGCAAATTACAAAAGATATAACCTCTACTATTAATTATGAACTTGAACAGTTAAATGAAAAAGACTATTTATCTGGTAGAGAAGAAAAAATAAAAGAAGCCCTTAAATCAGTTAAGGAATCATTAGATGGGAATACTAAAGAACCCTCCACCTCAAAAGGTAGCGACATTTCAAAAGATGATTTTAAAAACCATATTTTAGATGTAGTTGCCAATGTAAAAGATAATCACTTCACGCACAGAATAACCGTTGAAGGATTAAATCAAGCAGGTATCGAACAAGCGGTAAGAAATATTAGAGAAGGAAAGAATACTGCTGCTGCTAGGAAACTTCTTGCTGCCATTGATGATATGTACGAGAATAAGTACGTTCCAATGAATACCTCAGCAGGTGGTTTATCTGATAGAATAGGTATCCCATTTGATGAATATTTCGATGCTACTCCGCAAGACCTAAGCGATGCTTTTAACCTTATCAAAACAGTTCCAGAAGAAAGTTTAGATAAGGCAGCAGAAATTATGACCAAAGAGGGCATAAATTCGCAAAATATTAATTCACCCGAAATTAAAAATCTCTTTTATGAGTTCGATAGCGACTACACCCCCGATGACTACAACGCAATCAAGCAAAAATTATCAGAAAGCGTTGATAATAGCGAAAATGATAAACAAGGCAAAGAAGAACGGAACAGTACCACCGTTGAACAGCCAAAGTCGGAATCTGCCTCACCTTCCCAAACCACCGAAGGAGAAACTACCACACGAGGCACTACCGAAGGAAAGGCTACCGAAGATGCCAAAAGTGAATCCGACAAACAACGTACAGCAACCGTCGACACAGGAACTGAAACCGGCAAGGGAACGGGCGATGGGAAGCAGTCAGGACAGTCCGGACGTGAATCCGTAGAGAAAGCAGGTGAGGTTAAAGAAAAGTTTTATAAGGCTGCTGAAAAAATCCGTAAGGGAAAAATTGATGATGATATTTTAATGAGTGGTATTCCATTTGCAAAAGAAGTATGGAATGGCGCAGTTGATGTGTTTGCAAATACCATTGAATTAACAGGAGATGCAGCACAAGCGTTGTCTAACGCTTTAGACCATATCCGTGAATCAGACTGGTATAAAGGTTTAGCCACTAACGAACAAAGAGAACGGGCTGAAAGTAGATTTAAAAAAGACTATGAAGAAGTAGATGTCGAAAATTTGGTTAGTGGTGGCGGTGGAAATACTATCGGCGTAAACCACGCTTCGCTTAATGATTTAGCAGAAAGATTAGGATTACCACCAATAGAAAGGGGAACTATATTAACTCCAGAGCAATATGCTGATAGGGGTAGGGCTTTATTAAATGCAGGGGCAGACCCGTACAATCTTGACGAATATAAGGGAGAAATAGAAGATAAGATTTCTATTGCCAGAGCGCACGAGGAGATACTTGCCAAAAAAGCCGATGCTATCAAGGATAAGAATAGCCAAGAGTATAAAGATGCTGCAAAGGAACTTTATAACTACTCTAAAGATGTTGTAAAGCCATTAGGAACAAAGTTTGCTGCAATAGGTACATCATTACAAGGTGTTAGAAACATTGACACAGATAGCTTCACTTCTGTTAGTCGTCAAGTGCAAGATAATAGCGGTAGCGACTTAACCCCTAAGCAAACCGCAGATATTGAAAAGCTAACTAACACAATCAAAGACTTAAAAACAAGGCTAGAGCAAGCCGAAAATAGGTTTAATGATGCGGCAGATGCTGTACATAACAATCCTGATACTGTTGATAATGCCAAAGCGTTAAAAGATGCTGAGGATAAATTCAATAACCTACAAAAAGAACACGATGCAATAAAAGCTGAACTTGAAAAGCTAAAAGAGCAAAATAACAAGCCAAAAGAAAATACCCCTGCTAAGGGTAAATTTGAGGAAAGAAAGGAAATAAGGAAGGAACTTGTAGAAAAGATTGATAAGAGATTGAAAGACAAATTTCAGTCTGTAAGGGATAAATTGAAAGCTCAAAGAAGTCAATTTAATGCCAATCCTATTCCATTGGATATTGTACCTGATTTAGTTCATATCGCAAAAGATTTAGTTGCTAAGGGTGTGATAAAAGCTGCCGACATAGTTGATACTATTTATCACGAATTAAAAGAAGATTTAGGCGATGCAACTGCAAGAGATTTAAGGGATGCTATTAGTCAATATGGCAAAATAACTAAACCTAGTGAAGATCCAAACGACAAAGCATTCGCAGAAGCTAAGGCTACTATGCGTTTATTATCTGCTATTGAAGATGCAAATAACGGTACACCCCCATTAAAAAGTGGTTTTCAAAGACCAGAACCTTCTCCGGATTTAAGAGATTTGCGTAAACAACTTAACGATGCTATTAAGAAAAATCAGATAAATGCTATTGATGGCGAAAAGCACATGAAGTCTTTGCTTGATGCCGCTAAAAAACGTATGCAAAATGCTATTGATGATTTAACTAGGGCTATTGATAATAATGAAAAGCTTCCTAAGCGTGAAAGTGGTATCAAATATGATGAGGAAGCCAATAAGTTAAGAGAAAAGCGAAAAGAGCTTAGAAGCCAATACGATAAAATGTTCGGTACTGATAAAGAACTTACGCCGGAAGAAAAAGAACAGCGTAGGTTTAATCAGTTGCAAGCACAATTAGAGGATTTACAAAATGGCGTAGTTAAAAATAAAAGTACAGACAAGATTACATCTGATAGGATAGAAGAATTGAAAGCTCAAATAGCTAAGATAAAAGGAGATAATACTTTAAAATCCCTACAAGCCCAATTTGCAGACAAGCAGGATAATAAATTTACGCCTCAGCAAGCAAAAGATATTTGGAACTATATGAAAGAAAACTACCTTAATAAAGGGGTAAAATATGTAGATGCCATAAAACTTGTTGGGAATGATTTAGGGCTATCTTTTAATCAAGTTAGTCACGCTATTGTAACTCCTAAACTAAAACCTATTATGGATGCAGTTTGGAAAAATAGAAGCGATTTGGCAAAACATAGGGCTGCTACTCAAAGGTATATTAGTGAACAACAACAGAACCCGGCATTAAAGGCATTTAAGAAAATTACCAATGGTATAAGAGAGGCTGCTGTGTTTGGTCACGGTGGGGTATTTGTAGGCACTCACGCAGGTATGACGATGTTTGACAATCCGACAAGAGCAATACATACCATAAAAGCTTTTTTCAATGCGTATAAGTTAGCGTATGGTAAAACTGCAACCTATGAAAAAATGATGACTGAACTTAAAAATGAAGATAACTATGTGATGGCGCAAAGGGCGGGGCTTAAAAACAATCCTGACCAAATAAATTCAGATAGCGAAATTCATAAGCCAATGTTTGGCAGACTTTCAGAATCAGGCGTAAGAGGGTTTAATTCTATTAAAATACTAAGACAAGCACTATTCGATGCGCATTGGAATAACTTATCTGCCGCAGATAAAGCGGTAGTAGGTAAAGATGGAATTTCATTAGCAGCTAAAGAAATAGCTAGAGAAATAAATCTTGCTACTGGTGCCACAACAGTTAAACTTCCTGAAGTAGTTAACGATGTGACATTTGCAGGTGGCATGGAAGCAGCTAGATGGCAAAAGCTATTACAAAACCCTGTATTAGCAGCTAACTCTGCATATAAAATACTCCTTAATCCAAGTAAAGCCACTGTTGCAGATAAAGTGTTTTTAAAAGTATGGGCTAGTAGGGTCGGATGGCAGTTAGGATTATATGCAGCAGCATTGGGCGTAAATGCAGCTATTCAAAGTCAAAAAAATCCAAATAATAAAGTAAACTTTACTGATTGGAAAAAATCAGATTGGTTGAAATATAAGTTTGGTGATAAAACAGTAGCAGATGTTACTTCAGGAATGCTTTCTCCTATACATTTATTGGCTATGTTACAACAAGCAGGGAGTAGTACAAGAAAAGAAAGACATGGCGATACTGAGGCACAGGCTTATGGAAATACAATGTTCCATTATGTGAGAGGTAAATTAGCTCCTGGATATTCTTTAATGACAGACTTAGCGACCAAACATGACTTTATGGGCAATACGCTTCCTTTTTATAGCGAAAATCCTGATAACAAGTTTAGTCACAAATTGACTTATCCTGAATATTTATGGAGTAAAGCTCCATTGCCTGTTGCAGAAGCAGCAAAGATTACTTATGAAAGCGCACACGATAATGGAGTAGATGATAAAACATTCAAAAATTTTTGGAAAGGCGCAGGATATGGTGCGTTAAGTGGTACAACAGGATTTAAGGTTTATGAAAATAATAACCATACTAAATAAAAAACCTCCCGTATAAAAATACAGGAGGTACGCTATTCATTTATGAAAAAAATCTAACCCAAAACAAAAGTAAGCCTATTTTGTAAATAACAAA